CTAGGAATCTTAAATAAGATTATGAGTGTGAACAAAGTATTATTCATTACAAAGAAGAAGGCAATAAGCAGTATTGAATCTGATTATAAGCTACTGAGTCCAGACTATGAGATATTCGTTATAAACTACGAATCCTTGCATAAGGTTGATCTTAAAGGTTGGGATGCGATTGTGTGTGATGAGGCTCATAGTATGGGGGCTTTTCCAAAGCCAAGTAAAAGAGCAAAGCAGGTTAAAGAGTTTGTAATTAAAAACAACCCATACGTAATACTGCTATCAGGTACACCTACTCCAGAGTCATTTAGTCAAATGTATCATCAGGTATATAGTATAGCAGGTAATCCTTTCAGAGAACATACAAACTTCTATAAGTTTGCTAGAGAACATGTTGTCGCTAAGACAAAACGTATAGGTTCTTTTATGGTTAATGATTACTCAGATGGAAAACAAACTATACTTGATAAGATGAATCAGTATATGATTTCATACACTCAAAAAGAAGCAGGGTTTAATTCTTCTATAAAAGAAACCATACTTACAGTTGATGCTCCAGAATCTATTCACAGCCTCTGTAAGCTACTTAAAAAAGATTTAGTTGTGCAAGGTAAGGATGATGTTATATTGGCTGATACAGGCGTTAAACTAATGCAGAAGCTTCATCAGATGTATAGCGGAACTGTTAAGTTTGAAAGTGGCAACTCTATGGTATTAAATAATTTCAAAGGGGAGTTTATTTACAACAACTTTTGTGCTAATAAGATAGGAATATTTTATAAATTTAAAGAAGAATTGAATTGCCTTAAAGAAGTGTATGGAGATCAATTATGCACAGACTTAGAGACGTTTGAAAGCACAAACAAATCTATTGCATTGCAGATTGTTAGCGGTAGAGAGGGCATTAGTTTAAGACAAGCAGAGTACCTAGTCTATTATAACATAGACTTTAGTGCTACTAGTTATTGGCAGAGTCGTGATAGAATGACTACAAAGGATAGACCTGAGAACGAAGTCTTTTGGATATTCACTAAGGGAGGAATAGAGAAACAAATATATAGGGCAGTAAGCAAGAAAAAAGATTATACATTAAAACATTTTAAAAGAGATTTATTAGCTTTAAATTAAATACAATATGTCATCAGGAATATACAAAAGAAAAAAGAAAAAAGAAATTGATTTTGATAAAATACTACAATTAGTATTAGATGGGTTGACTATACAAAATGCTATCTTTTGTTGTGGATGGAAATATACTTCAACTTTCTATAGAGAAATTACTAAAGAACAAAAACAACAACTATATAGAGCAAAAATTCTACACTCCACACACAAAAGATATTAATAAGAACATTAACTTTAAATTAAATATAATGATAGAAGCAATTGGTTGGCTAACTATAGCCTGGATAGTAATGTCAGTAGGAAAAGCAATAGGTAGAAGAATATGGCCTGAAGACTGGAGAGATGATAGTTAAATTAGACGAATTAGAGATAGAGCTATGCGAATATATTGGGAAGCTTAGATCTAGTATAGCTAGAAGTAATAATGTTTTTGATGCCAAAATAGGAGACCAAAACGGAGTAGAAGCAGATATTCAAGGATTTAAAGCAGAATATGCTTTTGCTAAAAAAAATAATTTATTTCCAGATTTTGGATTGTCACCAAGAAGTGGTAGTGCTGATGGAGTAACAAAAGAAAATAATAGATACGACATAAAATCTACTCACTATAAAACTGGTAACTTACTTTCTACTTTAAAAGTAAATCAAGATGTAGACGTTTATGTTTTAGCTTACGTAAACAAAAACATAGTGGATTTTGTAGGTTGGGCTACTAAAGATGAATTAATAAGAAAAGAAAATATAAAAAGCTTAGGGCATGGCTCTGGATATTTTTTAAGCAGACATAAGCTACATAAATTTTAATATGACAAAAGAAACTTTAGGAGAAACAAAAAAAACTATTTGGGTATTTGGAAAACCACAAAGTATGTGGATTCCAATGATGAATCCAAAATATTTAACCGAGAATAATCTTTGGGACAATGACGGAACAACAGATACAAGCGAAAAGGATTAAACAGCTAGAGGCTGAAGGGTACTATGTTATCAAGCTTATTAAGACTAATAAGAATGGCATACCTGATGTTGTAGCTATACCACCTAACTGTGGTGTCCTATTCTCTGAAATAAAAAAGCCAAATGGCAGGGTGTCTGCCTTACAAGAATATAGACTAAAAGAATTAGAAAAGCATGGAGTCAGAACAGAAGTATATAGAGGATGAGTTTGAATTGGATGAAAACTTCCTATATCAAATACACACATTTAACCCTAGTGTAAAGAATAAGATAGCAGCGCAAATAGATACCTTAATAGGTCTGCCTACAACAAAGGGTTTAGACAAGTTAAAGTCTGGAGTAGTACACGATAAAGAAGGAACACCAACTTTCTTTACTCTTTCCTATTCCAAAAGAAATAAGAACTCACCATCTATACTGTTAGATATATTTGAGATAACACTAGACCAATACCTAAACGATATTAATTTAAACATTCATATAAAATGAAATTCGAATCATCACCTGAAATCAAATTAAAAAATAAATTAGAAGCCGAGTCAATTAAGATATTAATTGAACAAGAAATGGAGATTGAAAATATATTTAAAAACACTAGGAGACGAGAGTATGTGGATTCAAGAAGAATTCTGTTCTATATTCTTAGAAACAATTTTCTACTTACCTATTTTGAAATAGGAAGGATTTCTAAAAGAGATCACGCAACTATTATACATGCAATTAAAGATTTTGATTATATAATTAAGGCTGACCCAATATTAAATGGTGTATATCAAAAAGCGCTAGAAAGAGCTGAGTTTATTACAACGTACTCTCCAGAGGCAAGAAAAGAAGAGATAATCAAAAAGATAGAACAGCTTAACGAAGAGTTACTTACTTTATCTAATTAAAATAATTAACTTTTATTTTGTATCTTTAGTGACATGGAAAACAATAATGTAGGCTACAGGCCAAGACTTACTGAGGAAGAAAGTGTGATGATAAACAATCACAGAGCATTAAAAGTAGAATGCGAAACCAACGGAATACCAATGAGTGATGTAAATCATTACTGGTATAAAGGCAAAAGCTTTTCTCTTCATGTAAAAAACAACGGTGTCTCTTTAGACAAAGTAAGAGAGGATATTATAAAGGAAATGAATAAACATTCTCCTTCATATCCTAAGATTAAAAGAACAAAACAGAAAGACCCTCACCTACTAGTAATTGATCCTGCTGACATACATATAGGTAAGCTGGCATCATCATTTGAAACAGGTGAGGATTATAACTCACAGATAGCTGTCAAGAGAGTAAAGGAAGGAATACAAGGAATACTTGAAAAGTCTAATGGCTTTAAAATAGATAAGATATTATTTGTAGGTGGTAACGACATACTTCACATCGATGAGCCACACCGAAAAACAACAGCAGGTACGCCACAGGATACTGATGGGATGTGGTACGAAAACTTCCTTACAGCAAAAAAACTTTACGTAGATGTATTAGAAACATTAATCGCAGTGGCAGATGTTCACTTTGTTTACAACCCAAGTAACCACGACTACATATCAGGATTCATGTTATCGGATTCTATACAGTCTTGGTTTAGGAAAAGCAAGAACATTACATTCGATTGCTCAATAGCCCATAGGAAAGGTTTTAAGTACGGTAATAACTTAATCGGAACAACACATGGAGATGGAGCGAAACAAGCTGATTTACCCCTTATAATGGCTAATGAGTTCTCTCGGTGGTGGGCAGATACAAAGCATCGTTATGTTTACACACACCATATACATCACAAGTCTAGTAAAGATTATCATGGTATTACAGTTGAGTCGTTAAGGTCACCAAGCGGATCTGATTCCTGGCATCATAGAAAAGGTTATGGTGTTGGTGGAATAAAAGCTGTAGAAGGATTTATACACTCAATGGAACATGGACAAGTAGCAAGATTAACACACATATTTTAAAAGATGGAAAACACAAAATGTATTGAAGTAAGAAAAGATTATTACCTATTAATAGTTAATGACGTTTTACTAGGCGAGTTTGAAAAAAGTGACTTAAGACACGTAATACAAGTTATAGACAATGCAATATAAACAAGACACAACTCTTTTAGACGAGCGATATTCTTCTAGAAAGATTAATGGATTAGATGTCATTGATTTAATTAAGCACTGGGATTTAAATTTTAACGAAGGGAATATTCTTAAATACCTACTAAGAAAAAAAGGAGACGATATATCTGACATGAAAAAAATAGCTGACTATGCAAATAGAGAAGCAGAACACTTACAAAATGATGGAACAAATTAAAGAGCAAATACTAAAAGAGAAGTTGAAAGATAAACCCAACTTCTCTTTGATTAGAAAATTACAACAGTTATTAGATAAAGTTAAAAATTAAACTCTCCTTTATTTTTCTTAGGATTTATAGTAAACTCTTCTTTATTTTTATTAGAATTTATAGTAAACTCTTCTTTATTTTTATTAGAATTTATAGTAAACTCCTCTTCTTTTTTTCTTTTCTTTTCCGATTTAGTTTCAAAAGGAACTATTTTTAAAGCCTTACCTTCTCTTGTTTTTTTAGCTAACTTCAAAGCTCTTTCTGCCATGTAATTAGTTTCAGCTACACCACCGCCTAATAAAGATAATAAATACGTAGAGGCAACAATACCCATTTTTTCTCTAGCATCCTCATTAATATTGGCAGTAGATTTTTTACCCATATAAACATTCTTAGCAACTCCTGTCCTGTAAAGATCAATCATTTCATAAAGAAGCAATGCTTTCTTAGGGGTTATTCCTAATACTCCAAGCTGGTCTAAAAGTCCTTTTTCATCTTTAGCGAAAAACCTAAATGGGTCGCCTTCCTCATCTCCGCTTTCTAATAATTCCATTCCTGTATTTAATGCAGAAAGCATGGTGTCATTTAAAAACGGTAGTGGAACTGCAATATCAGCAACAACACTTCCTATTCTCCCTCTTTTAGCATACATTTTTCTTTTCTCTTCCTCTTCAGGTGTTTCACCTCCCATAAATGAAGAAATAATTGACGCTAAAGTAGTACTTATGTAGTATCCTAAAGTGTTAAAAATTGCTGTCTCTACACTTAACCCTACTAAAGATCTTGCAGCTGCTGTCTTGTCTCCTTTAATAAAATCTGGATTGTAGAATAATGTACTTACATCAGAATACATTCTGTTTTTTTGATTGATTAAAAAATTAGCAAAAGGAAAAAGTACTTTTCTTAAAACTTGTGGTTCTTTTCTTTGAGATGTAAATAGTCTACCCTGCAAATCTGAATCAGATGTGTTTTGTTGTCTATCAACCTGTTGTTGTGCAAAAGTTTTAGCGTCCCTTTCTAATGGCTTTGTCCAATCTATATCGTTTGATGCAACACCTTTTTTATTCATTGCCTGCATGTAATAAGCAAGAAAAGAGGCTCTTGCTGCAACTACATCATACTTCACTAATAAAACATCTAGTAGCTTTTTGTTTACCTTGTCTAAAAAATCTATTGTCTGACCTCCTTTAGTTCTTGCAGCTTTCTCAATTAAAGTATTTAATCCCTCTATATCTGCTTGAGACATAATACCTCTATTGGCAATCGGCATACCTGACTCATCAATAATCTTCATACCTCCATTTATAAGAAGCATAATTCCTCTATAGGTATTAGCTGGACCTGCATTTATAGCTGTGTTAGCTAAAGGAACTAATTGTTTTAATGGCTGAGTTACACCTGCTAATACTTTAGCTACACCAAAGCCAGCAAGTCTATTTAATCTTCTTAAAAATCTTTGGTCTTTTTCAGTAATATCTTTTTTACCCCTTTTAGCATCAACATAATCTATAATTCTTTGCTTTACAACATCTCTACTTAACTTAGTTGGAAAAACTTTATTAAAAGAATCAGAATTTAAAGCGCCTTGTATTTGACGTATAGCACTAGCCGTAAGAACATCTGTTAATGCAGCTTCAGCTTTATTAAAATTATTGCTATCGAAACCTAAATTTAAAACCCTACCCTTTGGTAGGTTCAAAGAATGAATCATCTAAATTTGTTTTTTCATCAGTTTCTTCTTGTGTTATTTTAAAATATGTTCTTGGAGTAAAGTTAATATCTTCAGATAAATTTTCATTGTAAATTGATTTCTGAACAGCAACAAGTTGAGGTCTTAATTCACCCCATATGTTTTCTATAACGTAGTTTACTCCTTTTAAATTAGCAGGGTCTACCTTAGACTCTAACTCAGCAATGTTTGAGGATTTGTCTACTAATTTATTGTATATCTCCTCAATAATTTTACCATTAGCATTGTCTAATTTATTACCAGTATTAAAATACGCTTCATATGTTTGTTTTATTAATGATTTAGTATTATTAAATTGTTGTTGTTCAGATAACTCAGAGTCAACTTCAATTCTTAGTAATTCAGCTATTATACCTCTCTCAGTTGTATTATACTGATCAAAGTATTTACCCTTCCTAGTTTTTATTTTACCAAAAACATCAGAATATTCTTTCATTGATTTCTCAATATCTTTTTTAGCTTTATTAGAACCAAACATTAAATCATTAAATCCTAATGCGTTCATAACTTCACGAGCCTTTGATTGTCCTTTAAACATTAATTCAAAAACTAAAGGTAATGAGGTTAGCTGGTCATTTCTACTTCTACCTGCTGAGTTAGTTGAAGAAACACTTTTTATTCCTTTAGAAACAAGATTCTCCATCTCTTCATTTCCTCTTGCTTTTGCTATAAAAGATTTTGCACCTCCAAGAGAGCCATTCACATTGAAATTAATCAATATATCTAGAAGCTCCATTTTTTTCTTGGTATCTAATTTGTTTATGTCTAAATCTAAAAGTTCTTTTAAATCAGATTTGTCATTTACATTTAGGTTTAAAGTTTGAGTCTTTGAGTTCAATTCACTTTTAGAATCTTCAATAGCATCCAACAAAGCTTTCTTGATTTCTTTTTTATTTTTTTCTATTTTTTCTTTATCTAAGGCTGGGACTTCTGAGGTTTTATTAATTAAGTCTTGCATTTCCTCAATAGTCATTTTATCAGAGTCTAGACCTGTTAGCTCTGTAAAATATTCTCTTGCGCTTTTTAAATTATTATCTGCTTGTATTTTATTTTGCTTTATAGTATAATTCCTTAAATCCTGAATATTAAAAGGGTCTGCAACCTTAAACTGTTTCTCTCCCTTTTTTGTAACAACCTTAGTTTTACCTAATCCATTTAATACTGTATTGGCGTAATTTAAATACTCATCTATATCTGAAACCTTTTTAGGATCTAATTTTAAAAATTCTTTTGCAGATACCTTTAATGAATTTTCAGTGTCTTTATTTATTTTGTTTTTAATTTTAGTCTTAATAGATACGCCTTCTTTTTCTTTAGAAATATGCTCTGCATTATCAAATACTTTTTCCATGTAATCTAAAAACTCATCAACAGATTTTCTTGAATAGAAATTTGTTGACTCACTTCTATTTATAACAGCCTGAAGCTGTTTTGGAGAAAACTGTCCCTTTCGCCCATCAGAGAATAACTTTACTAACTCATTTACAGCTTTTCTCTTTTTCTTTAAATCTTGCTGCGCTTCTCTAGCTGCTCTAGCCTCTAATTTTATCTGAGTTTTTAAGGCGTTGTACTCATTGACAGTTACCATTTTAGGCTTATTTCCAAGTATCTTAGGAGCTTTTTTACTTCCTTTCACACTCATACCTTCCGTTGAAGGAGTAACAATCATTTCAGAATCAACCGTTGTTCCATCACCAAATATTCCTGCATAAGCAGGGGCATTATTTACAATATCTTTAGCATCTTTTTTGCTTTTAGCATCAACTGATTCTCCAGTAACTCTATTATATACAACCCATTTCCCTGCGTCTTTGCCAAGCTCTAAACCATTCCTGTTATCTATAATCTCAAAATCCTTAGACCAAATCTTTTTGTCAGTCTTATTCATTTCATAAACTACCTCACTAGGTTGTGTTACTTGTTCAGTATCTGTCTTCTTAGTTTTAGCTGCGTCATTTGCTGCAATTTTTTCTGCATAAGCTTTAGCCTCAGCAGATGTTTTAAAGGTTTTAGTTAAAGCATTGCTTCTGGTCATTTGACCATCTTGACTTGTATTAACTCTTACCTCAAATCTATAATCAGTCTTTTTCCCTGTAGAAGGTTGACCTTGGTCGTTTTGAGCCGAAATATTAACCTCTACTTTGTCAGAAGAATAGTTTTCATATCTACCTGCTGAATCAGGGGCATTTGGTTTTAAGAATTCAACATCTGTCTCCGTAGTCGTGTCGCTAGGCTTATCGGTTTGCGTTTCACCTTCTTGGACTTGCGTGTCGGGAGTGACTTGTCCAACGTCTCCTTCTCCCACTTGTTGCAATTCCACTTCGGAGTCTTTCCCTCCTTCTGTGCTTGTTGGAGCATCTGGTAGCACTTGCTCCTTTGTGCTTGGCTTTGAAATGGCATCTTCTTTTTGTTTAGTTACTTCTTCTTCTGTTCTTTTTTCTGTGGTACTGGATTGCTCAGAAGTCTGCTGAGTATCTTGATTTGTTTCTGCTTCGACATTGTTTTCAACTTGTCTAAGTTCGTTTTGGAATTCTTCATCATTTTCTAGTAATTCGTTAATTTTTTGTTCTTGTTCAGGAGATTGTGCTTCGTTTAATAATATTTGATATGCAGCTTCTTCAGCATTAACACCTCTTAGCGTAACCGTTTTACTTCCATCAGGACTTCTTAATACAACTCTTGATACATCACCTCTTTTATTTCTTTTTATACCCCCTTTGTCTGGTACAAGTACATCATCAAAAACCTGAAGGTTTCCTTCGTTATCTGTCTTAACATTAGAAACTTGCTGCTCTAAGCCTATTTCTTCTAAAGTTTGATTTGAAATTTCATCTACGTTACCAATCTCTATTATATTTCCTTCAGAATCCTCAACTACAACTTGTTGTCCATCTACATACATGTCGCCTTCTATTGGCGTATCTAGCTTAGATCCACCTAGCTTAGTAAGAGTGACAGGTCTATTTATTAAGTCGTTTACTTTTTCTGCTTGTTTATCGGTAACAAAACGCTCTTTTTCCTCAACATCAGGTGATGCTTGTGGCTCAGAACTTTTTTCTGATGCAAGTGCAGCTGCATCTTTAATAGTGTTTTGAAAATTTTGAATAGCTCTTTCAGTAATTTGGTCGTTATCTATTTCAATTATTTGCTCACCCCTTTCTCTTGCCTCATTAAATAATTGTCTACCAGCCTCTTCCTTGTATTTTCTTTTGCCCTTGTTTGATAAATTATCAAAATTAGTTTTTGTTATTATGTTGTTTCTTAAGGCTTGTATTTGTTCTTCTATTTTTGTGTTATCATTAAAATAATCTTCTGAAGGTTTTATAGTTTTATTTTCTAATTTTTTTATAGCGTCTATATCTTGCATTACGCTTAATGCTGTTTCAGAACTTAAATTAGATGGAATTAAATTTATAGTACTTCTGTAAATATTGATACTTTCTAACATTTGAGCTACTTGCTCTTCTGTGTAAACTCCTTTTGTTACTTGGCTATTAAGAAGCTGTGTTGTTTTGTCTACGTCTTTTGAAAGAGTGTATAAGGCCTCCATTCTGTCAATTGCAGCAACGCCTGGTCTAAATCTTTTATTAAAGTTTGTTTTTACATCAGCAGTAACATCTCCTGCAATTGGCATCATAAAACCCGCTGCTAAAGAAAGTATTGTTGTATTAATAAATTGATCCCCAGTTATGGTATCGTTCATTATCTCTCTACCTGCCGCCTCATTAATGTTTTCACCAATAACAAAAGCTTGACCTGATTGCTGAACATTTTCTTGAACAACTTCTTTTGCCCCTTCTTTTCCATATAAAGGAGTTTTCTTAACATATTCTAGAGCCTTGTTATTTACTTTTGTCCAAAAGTTTATAGCGCCTTGTCTTCCATTTTTTACGTAAGCTTCTGCCGCACCTTTTACTATTTTGTCTTTGGCTGCTTTACCAAAGATTTTATCCATGGCATATGTCTGTGTTGATATAGGAGCTGTTAATGAGCCTAAAGCAAATCCCTGAATACCAGCAATACTAGAAAGCTCTTCAGCTTGAGAAACAGATAGCCCATTACTTAAGGCTTGTCTTCTTGTTTGCTCCGCTAAGTTTGTAGAAAATAATGTTCCTTGAGCAATCATAGCAGACGCTGTAGTTGCTTTCATTGGTACTTTACTCATTATATTTACAATCTTACTACCTCTGTCAAAGGCAGATAAAAAAGCACTAGCTCCTTGTCCAGCAACCCCAACTTTACGAGTTAAAGCTATTTGAAGAATCATGTCTGAGGCGATACCAGCTGTTGTTATGGCAGCACCTGCTTTACTGAAAGTTCTCCCTTCTACACCATCTGTAGCAACTGCTTTTCTAATTTTTTTTGCTTCTTGCTCTGTAATAACGTTAGTTACTCTAAGGTTTAACTCAGTGTCATATATTTGATCTTCACCATCTACAAGATAAACTGTACCATCAACATCTGCTTCTTTTCCACTAGCAAAAGTGTATCTTAAAAAATCACCTCTATCTAATTCTGTTTCAGCTTGGGCCATTCTAATTTGATTAGACACATCATCAGCTCCAACAAAATCATATGTAGCAGAAGAGAAATTATTTATTCTGTCTTCTACTGATCTCCAACCCTGTTTAATAGCTTGTGTTCCTCCACGAGACTCACCATTTTTCATAGCCTGATACAATTCTTGGTTTTTGGCATCTTGCTCTTTTAGCTTTGATGTCATTAACGGAAATTGTTCCTGAATGTACGCTGTTAATTGTTGTTCGTTTATACCAGAGGTAAAATCTAATTCTACTCCATCAAGATAAGGTAGTTTACCATCGTTTTCTAGTTGGTAGTTTAATATTTGTGACTTTACATTTCTTTCTACTTGATTGTTTACGTAGTTCGTTAAGTATTCAAGTCTTATTCTTTCTGATGCAAGTGCTGGGCTATATCCTGTAGTGTAGTTGTAATCTTCTTGGTCTGAAGAGACTATTCCTTTTTCTACAAATTCTAGGTATTGATTTTTATATTCTTTTTCATTTAAATATCCATCAAGATCTAAGATATTCATTCCTTCTATTTCAAGAAGACTACTTGTGTTGTACATAGAATTAACCGAAGAACCCTCTACTTGGTCAGGAGTTATTATATTGGTTTTCCCTTCGTACTTGTATGGATTATTTAAATCACCTTCATCTATTTCTTGTTGTGTTTCTTTAGATGATTTTACCCCTAGATTTCTTAAGGTAGCGATATCATTTTCATTTCCCTTTAAAGCTCCATCTATTATAGATAAGTCTATAATTTCGTTCTCTAGTGCTTTTTTAATGTTAAAGTCATTTAATATTTTTTCTTTTAAAACTTCGTCTATTTGTAATAAAGAATCATCGTCTTTTGCCTCAAAGTCATCTCCAAGCATAGACCTGTACATAGAGGGAGCCTGACTTAATTTAGCCTCTCTTTCTTTATTTTTCTTTACTGCTAGAGTTCTTTTTTCTAATAAACCATCTAGCAAGTTGCTAGTCAAATCTGTTAATACACCATCTGTTTCTATTAACTCTATTGTGGAGACACTCGATTTAGGTTTCCAGCTTCCTTTTCCATATGCTAATGCTGATTTTTCATCTTTACCAAACTCTATAACTTCACCTCTTTTCTTAGCTTCTTCATATACAGGCTCCCAGTTTTGTTTTGCCTGCTCAGACATGTCAACAAAACTTCCGTCTTCATTTTGAAATACTGTAGGGAATGAAAACCAATTACCTTGACCATCGGTTTCGGTCTTCATTTTATGAGTAGATACACTTCCGTCTTCATTTTTAAGTGTACCTGACCTAGACGGTGCTTCAGGAATTAAAAGTTCAGTATCATCTTTTATTAAAGGGTTTACAGGTATCTCAACGTTTTCCTGCGAAGAATCCAAAGAGCCAGGTTCTGTTGGAATCTCTGTAATAGATTCCGTAACTTCCTCTTGACCATCTGAAGGAGTATCGACTTGATTTTTTTTTTCAGTTAAAGAAGATTGAAATTCTTGTAAATCTTTAAAAGCACCTGGCGTAATTACAGAAAACAAGGTTGAAGTATCAACTTCTTTTGCAAAACTTTTAAATTCTTCTAATGATGAAAAAGCTCCATCAATAGTTAATCCAAATAAATCTTCAATTTCAAACATAATTATTGTGCGTTAAATATTACAAGTGCTTGTGCTGGAGTTACATTATCTTCTTTAATAATCTGAGCAATAGTTCTAATTTTTTTGTTTATACTTGAAACTTCCTTACTACCTGCTTTTCTTGAAGGAAGTCCTTTTTCTGCTGCCTCATTTAATAAAGTTGAAACAGCTACTTTTAGACTTTCATCATTTCCAGTAATTTTCTCTTCTGACACTACTTGATTATTAACTACTACCTTTATAGTTCCTTTTTCTTGGTCAAACTCAAACTTTACATCAGAGCCTTGATTCGCTCCTTGCTTTTCTGCCATCTGTCCAAAGCTACTAGTTAGTTGCAGTGCCAATTCTGGCCCTTGTTCTGTTAAATTATCGCTACTTTTAAACCAATTACCTTCAATATCTTTATAAATTCTAGAGTTTAAGGTAGAATCAACAGCAGTACTTCCTTTAGTATCTAAAGCGGTAGTAGGTGTTATAATTGGAATCTCTGTTACCTCAACCTTTCTTACAACCTCTCTTTCTCTCTTTCTATCAGCTGAAGATAAAGTCTTATTTAAGTCTATGCCTTGGGATTTAGCAAGCTCAAGTACTGTACCAAAATCTGGAGCGCCCTGTTTTTTAAACGCATCGTACTTGTTTTCTAATATATCCACATAAGGTCTTTTTACAAATTTTCCTTCTTTATTTTTAGTATAGTATGGAATATTAACAGGGGTTGTTGACTCATCTTTATTTACTAACACAAGGTCTAAGCCAACTACAACATTTTCTCCATTAATTTTCTCAACTTTGTCTTTTACAGAACGGTACTTTAGGTCAGAGGATATATTAAGGCCTTCTCCAGCCCCAGTAACCTCTTCTTGGGTTCCTGAAGTATATTGATTTATTTTCTTTAACAGGTCTACCCCTGATTGTATATTTCTTTTGTCTTGCTTGGCGCCTATTGGATCTGAAGAAGGTCTATACTGAGCGCCACCACTAATTCCTCTTTCTAATGAGTTGTATACAGAAAATTGAGCTATCCTTTCGGCAGCTAACCTATCTTCTTCACTAAGTATAGGAACCATTTGATTGTTATTAGCTGTCTTTATCTTGATATACTTACTCTTCATGCCTTGTTTTAACTCACCAGTCTCAAGATCAACATAGTCGTATGGTATCTTTTCATCCATGTCAGCACCATTTCTCTTTGCCTCACCCCACATTCTATCATTTAAAACTTGTGATGGGTTTTCTCCATTATCAGATAACACACTAGCCATTTCAGCGACATTAGTAATTAAATTACCTGCTGCATTAGTAATTAAAGACTTAACTTGTTTACCATCTTTACCACGAATATCATCTATAACAACACCTACCATGCCGCCCTGAGATATCATTGTTTGGTATTTTTTACCTAAAAGACTGTCTTTTCCAACCAAGTCTCTAGTTCTCTGGTCTAAGTTAACTCTTAATGCAGTTTGGTTACGTCCATTTTTGTAGGCTATTAAGTTAACCCCATCTAATCCCTTTTGAGGAATAGGATTTCCATTCTTATCAAGAACAAGCTCTCTAGTGCTAGTTTGTTCATTTATTTTTGTTTCATAAAAAGTAATAATACCATTCCCTTTTGAATCAAATCCAAGTTTTGTAAAATCAGGGTTTCCTATCTGAGTCTGCATATCTTGCAATGCAGCTGCTACTGAACCATATATTGGTTCTACAAGTTTCCCTGTTTTCTCATCAATATATCCTTCAGCTCCTTTTATGTATTCTTCTCTTTGTTTGTCGTAATCTTTTACTATGTCTGAAAGAATGTTAAAACTTTGAGTACCATTCTCTCTAAATATAAGATTATCATTAGCCCCTATAACACCTCTTTGAACTAGCTTCATGTTGGTGTAAAGTCTTTCTTTATATTCCTCTAAACCACTTAGTATCTGAGCCTGAGCATTTTTACCAGAAGGTAAGTTCTCATATGCTTGCTTTTCTGCTTCTCTATATTTTGTAGCAGTATCGGTTTCTAGCTTTTCCTTATCTTCTTTTCTTTTTGTTTGCCAATCAGTAAGGTCCTTAATTCCTTTATCAATTGCTGAAAATGTTGACGAAGGGTCACTTACACCTGTAAAACCCTGCGATATTGAAAACTTAGCTGCGTCTAATGCGTTACCCATATCTTGTTAATTTATTTTGGAAATCTACCGTAATTTTCGTTTATGTTCATAGAGAACCCTAGAGAGTCATAATCTATTTTTCCAAGACCACTTAATAAAGAAGACATACTTCCATTATAATCTTTTAAAAAAGGATTATAGAAGCTACCACCATCTCTTTCTTCCCTCTCAAGAGCTTTTTTGACTCTGCTATTAACAAAATCCTCATTGGGTAATAATGTTTGCTCAGATACTGTTAGCTCTGGGGTTAATACTGTTTCCTCAACTACTGTTTTATCTTGGCTTAAGGAGGTATTATTTACTTTGGACTTAGTTCCTGTAAAAGCCGCTATATCTAAGTCTCCTCTGTTAAATAGTCTCGTGTTTTTTTGAGACTGATTGGCTACAGTTGTTTGAGCATCAACAACACTCATTCCTCCTGCAACTAACTTATCTATAGCTCCTTGTGCTTTAGCTCCTGAAATCTCACCAGCTATTCCAACACCTTGCATGATTGCTTCAGTTCCTGCTGTAACAAAATTAGCCGTAGCCTGCCCTTTTAACGCGTCTGATTGAGCCATTAAAGCATCTGACCTAAGACCTGCTGCTGCTGCTCTATCGTCTTGCATGGCCGCTATTTCAGCAGCTGACAATTCCTGAGCCTTGGCTCTAGCTAAATCTATGTTTGTTTTGTCTTGAGAGAATTTGTCAGAAAGAGCGCTTAATCCAGCTTGTTCTATTTCCTTTACTTTTCCTGCTGTAGCAGCAATACCTCTTTGGTCTCCTTCTTGAGCAGCCTGTACGAGTTCAGCACCCTTTACATTAGACATCTCTAAAGCCTTATCGTATATATCTGTATTAACTCTAACCGCTTCGTAAAAGTCTTGGTCTAAACGAGCTATAGCTTCTTTTTCTAATTCTTGTTGCTGTACTCTAAGATCACCTGCTTCTCTAGCGGCTACGGTTGCAGCATCACCTGCTAATACTCCCTTTGTAATTGCGCCCCCTACTGCCACTGTGGCCATTGCTATTGATGTTACTACGCCCATATTATAATTTTTTAATCATTTCTTTTGTATACTTATCCCCTTCGCTATATCCAATCTCCTTGTAAACATTTATTAGTGAATCAGATTTTATTAAGGCATAAGAATATTTGCAACCATGTATAGTCAAAGCCTGTGTTAATGCTGATACCAACTTAACTAAGGCTGTATTTCTTTTCTCCCTGTCTTTATATTTAAAATTAGAAATAACCCAATCACACCAACCTACTTTAGAGTTTGTTAAATAGATATATCCTGCACATACAGGAATATCTCCATCATAAACAATA